ATTCATATCCGAATAATGTACCTACGTTTGCTAAGAATAAATCAGCAAATGTTAAGAAAGTAGCTGTTGAAGTTTTCAACAACACCTATAAAGATACTCAGTCAGAAGAAAAAGCAAGGATTGCTTCTCTAGCTGCGATGTCAAACGCTGAAGCTGCTGAGAAAGAATCTGTAAATAAAGCTGAAAGTTATACACCAAGTTCAGCAATGGTTTCAGCAGCAAAACGTGGGTTAGCTTTACGTGAGAAATACGGTCGTGGTGGACTTGACGCATCACAAGCAAGTTCAGAAGGTGTAGGGTCTGGTGTTGCTCGTGCTAGAGATATTATCAATGGTAACTTGTCTCTAGAATCAGTAAAACGCATGAAGGCTTTTTTCGATAGGCATGAAAAGAATTACAAACCAGATGAAAAAGAATCAGACGGTGGCCCAACAGCAGGAACGATTGCTTGGTTACTTTGGGGTGGTTCTTCAGCGAGAACTTGGGCAAATGCGATTGTAAACAAAATCGAAACCAATAAATCAAATGTTTACGATGCTGAAATACAGTGTGTGATTAAATCTTCAAATGAAGTTCTGATGCAAGCATTGTACGTTGTATTGATCCCAAATGAAGAAGATGCACATGGTGATATTTACGATGAAACAACCGTAAGAAAAGCCTGCGAGAACTTCAACAAATCAAATGCAAAATCTAATTTGTATCATCTGGTTGAAACAGACGCATTTGACGTAATCGAAAGTTATATTGCACCTTGTGACATAACAATTAAAGATCATGTCGTTAAATCTGGAACATGGTTAGCAAAACTACAATTCAACAACAAAGAGATATTCAAAAGTGTTCTTGCTGGTGAGTTTTCTGGTGTATCAATCGGCGCAATGGCTAATATAGAAGAAATAGAAGATGACAACTGAAAAAACAACAAAAGCAAAACGAAGGTTGAAAGAAATTACATTCGATCATGAAAATGCACATCTGGCATTATGTTCAAAAGAACAAGGTGCAGCTAATAACTCAAATTCAGCTTTGATTATCAAATCAAAAGTACCAGTTGAAAAATTACAACAAGTAAAAGTGACTTTTGAACTTCCTGAATTTCTCAGCAAAATGTATGGTATGTATTACGGTGATTCTCACGAATTAGCTGCTTTACTTGGTTATGTTGAACCCGAAAGCGAAAAGGATACTACGAAAAGCTACACTGACTATATAGAAGAAAGACTTAAATCTTTTGAAATTATAAAAGCTGCTAAAGATGTAACTGACATTCAAACATACATTGATAATTTAAATGATTCAGATATTCAAAATCTCATTAAAGATAAATACACTATTGAGAAAGCATTGAGTTCTAAATCACAAGAACATCCTGAAAAACAGGGTGAACCCTCTACTGAGGTAAATAAAGGTGTTTCACCTGTAAATAAAAAGAAGGAAAAAGAAATGCAAGAAAAACAAATTGAAGAAATTACAAAAGCAAAAGACGAAGCTGTTGCTGAATTGCTAAAAGCAAAAGAATCAATGCAGGCTCTACAGAAAGAAGTTGAATTGATGAAAGCTGAAAAGCAAGAAGCTATTTTGAAATCTAAAGTAGAAGCGATTGCTGCTGTTGTAACCAACAAAGAACACGCTGAAGTAATCGCCAAAGCTGCTGTCAAGATTGATAACCAAGAAGACTTTACAAAGTTTGTAGATGTTATCAAAGCACTGCAAGTTGCCGTAACAAAATCAGCACTGTTCTCAGAAGTTGGTGCTTCAGGTGGTTCTTCAAATACAGAAGATAGTGCTGTTGCAAAAATCTTAAAAGCACAGTTCCAAAAAGTTTAATTAATATAATAAGGAAAAATTATGTCTCTAGTCGCAACAGAAAAACACGTTGTTAGTAATTTGGTGAAACAAGAATTGTGGAAAGACTACGGTTATTGCCGTGAAGTAGTTACCGTAAATGAAGCAGCAGCTAAATCTTACGTGGTAGGTACAGTTCTTGGTAAAGTAACAGCTTCTGGTAAATACAAAATCGCAGTTGAAACTGCTGTTGATGGTTCTAAGGCTTTCGGTGCTTTTGTTCTTGAAGCAAAAGATATTCCAGCTTCAACCGATACAAAGATCGTAGTCATGGTTAAAGGCCCAGCTAGCGTTTCTAAAGGTGGTATGTCTTTGGATGCAACTTACGATAATGATACTAAGAAAAACACCTTGTACGCTGAAGTTGAAGCTAAAGGTATTCAAGTATTGTCTGCTTAATAAATAAAAAACAAGAACAAGGAAAAACTATGCCTATTACAAGATCATATACAAACGGCTTTGAGGTCGTTGATTACACCACAGAACTAACACTCGTACCTAAGAAATGGACTCTGTTGAATGATGTCGGTTTGTTTGGTGCTGAATACTTGACTACTGCTACCGTAACTTTTGATGCTATTGAAGGTGTCATTGGTTTGGTTAAAGATCAATATCGCGGTGCTAAACCACAACCAATGCAAGATGACTTGCGTAAGATTCACTCTTACTATGTTCCTCACTTCCCTGCTGTTGATCGCTTGACAGCTCAAGACATCATGGGTAAACGTGCATATGGTTCTGCTGATATGCAAGATACTCAAGCTGCTGCAATTGCTCGTAAACTTGCTCGTATCCAACGTGCATTTGATGATACCTTGGAAACAGCACGTTTCCGTACTTTAGGTTCTTTGCAAGCATATGCACCTAACGGTACTGTCGTAGCTGATTTTGCTTCTGATTTTGGTATCACTCAGAAAGTTGTTGACTTCGCTTTCTCTAGTGCAACTACTGACGTTATGGCTAAGTTTGAAGAAGCTGTTGCACACATTCAGGACAATTTGAAAGGTACTGGTGCAAACGGTATCGTGTGTTATGCTGGTGCTAACTGGTTTGCTGCTTTGATTGCTCACGCTAAAGTTCAAACCGCATATCAATACTACGCAGCTACCGACGGTCAAAGTATCTTACGCAATCGCGCAGGTAACGACCCAATGAGCTTCTATCGTGAGTTTACTTACGGTAATGTTCGTGTCATTGAAGTTCGTGGTAATGCTCCAGACGGTTCACCTTACGTTAATGCTGACAAAGCAATCTTTATCCCCGTTGGTACAGAAGGCGTGTTTGAAACATACTTCGCACCTAGCGGTAAGCTCGATTTGGTAGGCTCAATTGCTGAACCTCGCTATCTGTGGACTTACGCTGACCCTCGTGGAGAAGGTATCGACATTGAAGCTGAAATGAATATGCTGAACGTGATTCGTCAACCAGCTTTAGTGGTATCCGCAACTAAGTCTTAATCTTTAGTTAGATTATAACTCAAAGGGATTATCAAGGTAGTCCCTTTTGTGATGTAATTTTAAGTTTTGCTACTGATAATAAAAACAACAAACAGTAGCCTTTTATAAGTAGGTAAACCATGCCAATAACACCAGAAATGATAATGCAAGTAAGGTATGAAGTTCAGGATGTAGATGTGGCTTTACCAATTCTTGACGATGCTGTCTATGAGTATATTCTGACAAAGAATGCTGAGAACATTGCTAGAAGCTCAATTGATGCTGCTAGGATGATTCTACAAAGGTTATCTCTTACAGCAAGTAAAAACACAGTTGATATATTCTCAATCGATAGCACTGTATCCGCGAAGCAATATAAAGAAGCGTTGTTGTTGTATATCAAAGACCCTAACTTAAACCCATTGTATCAAAACCTAACAGGTAGCTTTGGTGGTATTAGTAAGTCTGAAATGCAAGAGAATGATGATACTTCCGATAACAACCTAATTCCTAAACCCAACCAAGATAGAGAATTGACGTTCAACTTTACTTTCTGAGGTATAAATGAATAAGTATCTCAAGATAGCAAAAGATGCAGTTGATCTACACGGATCAATTGTTGATTATATTAAAAGTTCAACATCTACTTACGACCCAGCAACAGGGTTAAATTCAACATCTGAATCGACGGTATCTGTTAAGATGTATAAAAAACATCTGAAGTTGAATCAATACAATTACCCAAACCTAATAGGTAAAGAAGCGTGTTTGTTTTATTTGGTTAATGATTCTTTATCGTTTACACCAACTTTAAATGAAGCAATAATTGCTGATTCAATTGAGTATAGCATAAAAGATATACAAGAACATCGTGCTGAAGGTACTTTGGTATTGTATCGAATTGTAGCTGTAAGAGGTTAACGTGCAAGTATCATTAGATACGAAAGAATTGGAAACAAGTCTTGATAAATATATTGTAGAACTCAAACGAAAACTAGAAGCTATGGTTGCTGGTTTTGCATACGAAGTAACTTTGATTTTATCTAGTAATACACCAGTTGGTGATGACTTTGCAATTCAAAATGTAATACCATATCGCAGATTCTATGAAATGCGAAATGCAGCAACTGGCCTTCCTTTAGAAGCTGGTTATCATGCTGGTGCTTGGGAATATACCGAATCTTCACCTACGTTTCTAACTCAAATTGTTGATAGACAAGTTTCAGCGAATGACGCTTATTCAACAGCAAGCTATTCTTACAATATAGGTGATAAATTCTACATTGCTGCAAAAGGCCCAGCATTCAATGTGTTTGAATCGGGATATAACAGACAAGCGCCTGATGGTATTCTTAGACCTTCTATTCAACAGATCATGCAAATTTCAATGCTAGATTTGAAAAGATATTTTGATAACGGTTAAAATGTCAGCAATCAAAACAACAAGAAAAATAATAGAACAAAAGTTAAGTCTGTTGTCTGTACCAATTGCTTATGAGAACGTAAAGTTTGAACCAAAGAACATACCAATGTATGTAGCTGTTCAACTCAGGATTCAACAACCAGACGACCCTGTTTACGGTAGGGGTTATCACAGAGAGAGAATTGAAGGTCAATTCTTTATTTGTTCTGAGTTAAACAAAGGTTCTGGTGCAGCAATAGATAAAGCTGAACAACTGAGAAGCATATTCTTTAAAGGTTTTTCACAAGCCGAATCAGGTTATGTAATACACGTTTTGCGTACAGCTCAGGTAGCTAGCGCAAGTATTACTCAAGATAGATATGTTGTACCTGTTTACGTTGACTTCGTAACAGAAGTATCGACATAAAGAATCTTCAAAAATACGAAGATGTTTATTTGCAAATAAATTAAAAACAAGGAAAATTATTATGGCAATTGCAAAAGGCGTAGCTAAAAAAGTAGCCTATAAGAAAGAATCGACATGGGGAACAGCAGCTACTGGTACTGGTGCTAAATATATCAGACGTGTAACCAGTGATGTTAACATGACAAAAGAAACGTATGAATCGAATGAGATTCGTACTGATTACCAAGTTGCTGATATGCGACATGGTTTACGTGCGGTTGATGGAACATTCAATGGTGAACTGTCTTGTGGTAGTTACGCTGACTGGATGCAATCAGTTGTAGCTCGTGATTTTACTTCCGTGTCTAACCTCACTGGTTTGTCTGTGACTATTGCTGCAAGTGGTTCGCTATGGACTATCACTAGAGCTGCTGGTGATTTCTTGACAGACGGTATCAAAGTTGGTTCTGTGGTTAGACTTGCTGGTGCAGGCTTGAGCGCAGGTAACGTGGCAAATAACTTACAAGTTGTTACGCTGACAAGCACTGTAGCAACCGTAGCTACTGTTAACGGTTCCAGCTTGGTAGCAGAAGGCCCAATTGCTTCTGTAACAATGTCAACCGCTGGTAAAGTAACATACGCACCTTTGACTGGTCATACCGATGACTCTTATACAGTTGAAGAATGGTATTCTGATGTGGCTCAATCTGAAGTGTCAACTGGTGTTAAGTTTGGTACGATGAACGTAACAATGCCAACTACAGGTTTGGTGACTGTTGATTTTACAGCTAAAGGTAAAGACCAAGTTTTTGGTACTACTCAGCATTTCACCACGCCAACAGCAGCAGGTACAACTGGTATATTTGCTTCTGTATCTGGTATTATTGTTGTGAATGGTGCTCCTGTTGGTTTGATTACACAAGCTGACTTTAGTTTAGATCGTGGTTTGGAATCTGCGAATGTAATCGGTAGCAACACTGCTGCTGACATTTTTACAGGTCGTATCCGAGTAACTGGCAACTTTACAACTTACTTTACAGATGGTGTATTCCGTGGTTATTTTGTAGATGAAGATGAGATTTCAATTATCTTTACTCTTGCTGAAACCGAAGAAAATAACTCTGACTTTGTGTCGTTTACTCTGCCTAAAGTAAAAATTGGTTCTGCAACTAAATCTGATGGTGAAATGGGTATTACTCAAAGTCACTCATTCACAGCTTTGTTGAATGATGTAACAGCAGGTGGATTACCAGAAACTACGTTGTTCATCCAAGACTCAACTCTGTAA